TAGTTCTTTTCAAACACCATTATAGCAAAGAAGTCTATGTGTCGTTTTAATTTGGTTGTCTAGGAGCTGTTGCACTTAGATTGTAAATCCATCCATCAAAATCCTTTTTCTTAAGAGTAATCGATAGAAACAATATTTCCTTTATTTCCGATTCTTTCGCCAGATTCAGATTACCCTTGGTCAGTGTGTTTTCCACCTGGATCCGTTCCACATCGGATACAAATTTTGCTTTCACCGCAGCTGTCAGCGGCAGGTGTTTATAAAACGCTTCTTTAGGCAGACGCTTATGAACTACCGTACTTTGCGGAAATTTGATCATTTATCTCACCACCAGGAAACAAATCAATTCAAAATCTTCAAGTCCGGAAAATCCTTCTAACTGGAAGGTTGTCGCTCCTGCAGAGAAAAAGCTGGAAATATCTTCTTCATCTTTGGCTTCTATAATAGAACTAATGGCATCTTCAAGGAGTTTGGAAACGCCGCTCATATTCCGGCCATCTTTCGTTTCTTTATTGAACAGATGACACAGCGTCTGATCCGGTGTACTTTTCCCCTTGGCAATATGGCGCATCTCATCCAGAGTTTCTTTGGGCTGCAGATGATTGGTAATAATTTCTCCATCGTTTCCCACATACACCATATAAAAGGGATGCAGCCGATTTTGATTTTTTATATTGATTTCTGCGTTTACATTTTTCAATACGAAAATGACCCCGGGCTTTTCTCCTTTGGCCACCGCCTGGATGCCAAAGGGAATGTGATCGATATCCGGATGCTCCTTCATATAGGCCAGGAGATCCATACGGAAGTCGTTCAGCCCCAAATCTGTAATGGAAACGCCGCTGGACATATCTTCCAGGTCAACGACTTCTTCCTGCAGTTTTTTCAGTTGCTCTTTCCGGTACTGTAAATCTCCTTTTTCGTCCTGGTTGATTAAATCATCATCCCCGGTAGAAGTCATGACAGAAATCCGCATCCTTGTTTCAACCCGTGCCTTCAGATTGATGTATTCATCCAAAGTTAAATCCGGCCAGAAGTTGACCAGCTGGATTTTCTGGTTCCGGCTGCCAATTCGGTCGATCCGCTCGAAGCGCTGGATAATCCGTACAGGATTCCAATGGATATCGTAATTGATACAGTAATCACAGTCCTGCAGGTTCTGCCCTTCGGAAATACAGTCGGTTCCAATCAGGATATCGATGTTGTTATTCTTATCCTGGGGATAAAGAATATCCCGGTCTTTGGAGATGGGAGAGAAACAGGTAAGCACATGGTTCATCTCCGGTTTGAAATTCGGTATGGTGGTCCGCCCTTCGATGCTTCCCGTAACAAGAGCGGTGTTGAGACCCAAGGCCTTTGCCTTAGGCGCAATATTTTCGTACAGATATTCGGCCGTATCTGCAAAGGCCGTAAAGATCAGGACTTTCCGGTTTCCCGGATTAATGGGATTGGCTTCCTTCTCACGAATGACCTTAAAAAGCTGGTTCAACTTATAGTCGTATTCCGGCGTGATGTCTTTCACCATGCTGATCAAAAGGGAAAGAGTCTCGATATCAGCCTCAATATCCCTTTGCCAAGAAATATAATCCATATCCTCCAGATTGATCTGGAGCTTTTTCCCTACCGAGAAAAAGTCCGTGTTCTGGTCATCATCGTCAAATTCCCCTGCGGCCCCGGATAGGTCCGTCATTTCTTTCAAATTACCTTTTCCATTTTTGATAAAGGAATCAATTACCTGGTCCGTATCTTTAAGATACTGATAAACCTTCTGTACCGTCAATAAGAAAGAATGAACAGAACTTTCCATCCGCTTCAGGAGGTTAATGCTCATCAGACGCTGGATACCGGATTCACGGCCTTTCCGGAAATTCTCTGTTTCTTCCTCAGACAGATAATGTTTCATTTTACTGGGGAGGATATATTGGGTTGGTGTATAAATGGTAAGGCGCAGTTCAGACAGGCACTCATAGACTTCTTTATAGTTGATGGCGTCTTTTTTGTCCGTCAGTTTCGAGTACAGAGAAATTGGCTTGTTCCTGATTGGGAAATTACCAATGTCCTTGGTATCATAATATCGCTGGATATGATGCCGGGATCTGGCAATAGTGACAGCATCCAGTACTTCAAAAAAGTCAAAGTCCAGTTGGGAAAGCAGATTTTTGGTCGTCCGTTCCCCTTCTGGAAGTTTGCACCAGGCATTATAGACCTTCTGGGCCCGGCGGAATATTACATCGATATCTGATTTGGTATTCAGTTTTTCATTGATTTCTTCTGGATTTCCTTCATACGCCAGGGCCAGCTGATTCCGCAGGTCATAAAAACGGTTATTAACAGGCGTGGCGGAGAGCATGAGCACTTTGGTACGGACGCCCGGCTTTATGACCCGGTTCATGAGCCGCATATACCGGTTCTCTTTTTCGCCCCCATGGGTGTCGGTTCCATTTCCGTTCCGGAAGTTATGGCTTTCGTCAATCACTACAAGATCATAGTTTCCCCAGTTGATCCGTTCGATAGGCAGACCGATGGGAGTCTTTCCGCTGTTCCGGGAAAGGTCCGTATGGTAAAGCACATCATATCGGAAGCGATCTTCGGACAAAGGATTGTTTACCAGATTTCCCCGATAGGTCATCCAGTTTTCCGAAAGCTTTTTCGGGCAGAGGACCAGTACATTCTTGTTCCGTCCTTCATAATATTTAATGACAGCCAAAGCCGTAAAGGTTTTGCCAAGACCTACACTGTCCGCCAGGATGCAGCCATTGTACTGTTCCAGTTTATTGATGATTCCCAGCACTGCATCTTTTTGGAAATTATAGAGCTTATTCCAGATTTGGCTGTTCTTGAATCCGGTCGCCTCATTGGGCAGGACATCTTCTGAAATATCTTCGAGGAATTCATTGAAGATATTATAGAGGGTCATAAAATAAATGAGTTCCGGAGAATTTTCCTGATACACGGAAGAAATCATATCAATCACATCATCCGTCACATCGGCGAGCTTATCTTCGTCATTCCAGACCCGATCGAACATCTTCAAAAATTCCTGGCTGGAAGGATTCTCGATGCGAGTTACCATCTCAAGCTTCGCAGTTCAATTTTCCTGAAAAAGCCTGGTAAAATCAGGTTTTCTTGCATAAAAATAGCACAAGTCTATATCCGTTTTGTATAATAGTAATTGTCCCAAAAACCATTAAACGGAGGCTTGGGCTATGAAAATTCTACCACAAAACGACCATCAAAATGGAATATGTTTCTACCCAGCTTTACAGTTTTTTTCAAAGATTTCATGTTGAACGCATCTTACGTTCTGCAAATGCTGTGAAGTTTAAGGGCTTTTCGGCTGTCCTTATCTTCCTTGTAGCCGTGGTTACAGCCTTCCAACATCGCTCATTTTACATGACCCTTCACCTGTTCCATTATCAAATCGATTTCGGCAAGGACACATTCTATCGCTTCATGTCATCTTGTCATACCAACTGGCGCAACTTCACTATGCGCCTTGCCCATGAAATCATCAGAAATGTCATTGGCCCATTGACAAGCAGCTCGCGGCGCAATGTCTTGATCATCGATGATTCAGTCTACAGTAGGAGTCGATCCAGAAAGGTGGAACTGCTGACAAGAATCTATGACCATGCCAAACACTGTCATCTCTGCGGCTTTCGTATGCTTACCATGGGCTGGTCCGATGGCAACACCTTTCTGCCAGTCTTGTCCTGCCTTTTGTCCACGTCTAACCTAAAGGCACGGATCAATGGGTTTTCCAGTGATGTGGATTTCAGGAGCAATGGCGGAAAACAGCGTAAGCTAGCCGTAACGAATGCCAACGAGGTTGTACTTACCTTCTTACGTGAGGCCAAGGCCGAAAATCTTCCAGCCCAGCATGTCCTGTTTGATACCTGGTTCTGTTCACCATCTTCCCTCCTTGCCATCAAGGAGATAGGGTACGATATGGTTGCAATGAGCAAGAAGACACCTAGAACGCATTATCTCTATAACGGGAAGATGCAAAGCGTACCAGATATCTACAGTCAGAGCAAGAAACGCTGTGGTCGAGCTAGGTATCTGCTCTCAGTTGAGGCGGAAGCCGTCAAGGACGGAAAACACGTGCCGATTCGGCTGGTTTTTGTCCGGAACAGGAAAAAGAAGAAAGAGTACCTTGTCTTAGTAACGACGGATATGAGCCTGCCTGAGGAAGAGATTATCCAACTATATGGGAAACGTTGGGGAATCGAGGTCTTTTTCAAAGTCTGCAAGTCCTATCTGCGCCTGAGCAAGGACTGTCAGTCCCTTTCCTATGACTCCATGACAGCACATGTGGCTGCCGTGTTCACCAGATATATGTTTTTGGCAGTTCAGCAGAGGGAATCTGTAGATTCCAAGAGCATGGGAGAGCTATTTAGCCTAAATGCGGAAGAAATTCCGGATTTAGGCTTCGTCGAGGCGCTTCAGCTGATTCTTGATGAGTTTATGGCCCTTACTAAAAAGAATTTTGACAACAAATTAGATGAAGCAGGAGCACTACTGGAGACACTGATAGAGAAATCCATGAATAAGTTTTTAAACTCCTTACCTATCTACTGGTCAAGGAATTTGCGAAAATGTGCGTGATAGAGGATATTTAAACTGCCTTAAGCGGTTTAACATCAGGCTGAGACTTGCGTTTTTGATGTGCGAAGCTTGAGTTACCATGTTTGTGAGATTATTGCCCCGTTCGCAGCCAAGGTCAACGGTGGTAAACGCATTTAAAGGCATGTAGGTATAAATCTGATCTGGGTTCTGTACCAGCAGAAAATTATTCATACCTTCGTTGGTGGTATTGGATTTAAAATGGACTTTCTTCTGCATCCAGGCTGCACATTCTTTGGCAACAGCCTTTTGCTTCAATTCATTTCTCAGACGTACTTTGAATTCCGTCCCATAAAGGCTTTTCTCGCGCTGCAGCTGCGGGATGTAAAATTCCCGGCGTTCTTTCGGTGTCTTTTCTGCAACAAAAGTCGGGGAGGTAAAAATAAACCGGAGTTCGTCACAGCTTTCCAGTTCTTCTTTCAAGGCCTGATAGGCGTAGATGGAAAAGCAGGCCGCAGCGATGGAGAGTTTGCTGCCAGATTTTATTTTCTTAGCCAGGTCATCCCGGACGACTTTCGTTGTGTTATTGAACGTTTCCATATGATTTACTCCCGGTATTTTACTCTATTTGTCTTTCTTATTCGAAGTACAGTCTTTAAGCTGATATCAGCTATTGATCTCCATCATCCCCGCAAACCACTGATACGTCTCTTCCAGTTTCCACTACTTCGATTCCCTTTTGCAGATGAAACATTCCATAGAGAGATGGAAGGTGGGATAGCCCTGCAGTTACACTATAATTTATTATACCATAGACAGTGTGCAAAAGACAGTGTGCAAATTTTGGGGCTGCAACAAAAAAGAACCGTGGCAGAGAGCTTCCCACCACGGTGTTCTTCATTTCCGCACCAAAGCCGCCAGCAGCACCGTCCCTATCCCATAGGCAAGGTTCCGCTGGGCCTTCAGCCGTTTCTGTGTTTTATTGTTTTCTTTCTCGTACGCGGCTAAGGATTCGTTGGCAATCCGCAAGGATTCTTCCTGCCTGATCGATGTCCTCTCCAGTTCTTTCAACTGATTCCCGAGCAGACTGGACTGTTCCCTCGCTTTCTGTAATTCGGTCTGCGCTTCGGTCAATTGCGTTTCCAATTCCTCCATGCGTTTCTTCTGCTGACTGGATTCCTTCTGTAATCTGTTGTTGATGGTCTGCAGCTCGCTTATATTCGCTTCCAACCGGGTCAGTTGCTCTTCCGTTATGGTATACCCAGAAGCCCAGGAGACCTGCGGAAAGGACAACAACAAGCACAGCAACAAGCACCAGGCGCTTTTTCTCAATCATCCCCACCCTCTTTCTTCAGATGACCAGGGTGAACAAAAGCACCCCGGTCAGGATGCCCAACAGATAGCCCAGGAGAAATTCATCGCTGATCCGCCACATGTCCATGGTCTCTCATCCTTTCCGGGCGATGTAATCCGTCACCCCACGGGCGATGGCTCGGGCAAATTTGTCCTTTCGGTTTATCAGGATCTGTACATCTTCCTCATTAGTGATGAACGCCGTTTCCACCAGGACCGCCGGCATATCCGTCTCCCGGAGCACCGCCAGCCCCGGCCGTTCCTTGACGCCCCGGTCCACGGTGCCCAGGCTCTGGACGATCTGGTTCTGGATGCATTCCGCCAGGGCGCAGGCTTCCGCACTGTCACTGCTGTACACCAGGGTTTCAGTCCCCTGGGCTTCTTCCGCAGCCGCCGCATTGCAATGGATGGACAGGAACAGGTCCGCCTGCCACCCGTTGGCACTGGCACAAATGTTGGTATAGCCGGGAGACTCCCCGCAGAGGTTGTCGGACTGGACCAGCATACAGTCATAGCCCACCCGGTTCAGGTACTGCTGGACCCCTGCCCCGATTTCCTTCACGATACCGGCTTCCGTGACGCCGTATTTGTCATTGACAGCCCCGCTGTCCACACCGGGCATATGCCCTGGATTGATAAAAATCTTCATTTCTTCTCCTTCTCCTTTTCAAAGTGATCCGGGATCCCGTTCCCGTCAAGATCCACAAAGCAGCCTGCAATGAAGGTGACGAACCCCACCATGGCAGGCCCGACCAGTTCCCGCACCATGGCCAGAAGATCCGGCAGCTGAATCTCGACCGTGGCCGGCAATGATGTTTTTGTCCCTGTCGATGATCACCGGGTTGATGAACCCGAATTCCCGCAGGCTGGCCCGGAGCTTGTTGATCTGCTCCGGGGAATGGGTCCGGGCGTTATTCACATAGGGGATCAGCTCATCAATGGGGATGAGTTTCATCTCCTTGGTTGTTTTTGCCATACTTTCTTTTCCCTCCTGTTACACCTTCTGAGACCGGAGCAGCCGCTCCATTACGTCATCCTGGGGCGTGTTGCCGGCAAACTCCACGGAGCAGTTCTCCTTCACCACCTGGTAAATCTGGTACCAGATCTGGTTCACCTGCTTCATGTAGTTCTGGCTCATGGTCACGTACGGGGAAGCAATGGCCGCATTGGTGGTGGGGTGCTTGGCCAGAAAGCCATATTCCGAAATGGCGTGTTCGCACTGGATCCACCGGGACACTGCCATGGCGTACTGGCTGATGAGCTGAGGACTTACCAGTTTCTCGCAGTGCCGGGCCTTCAGCCACAGCCAGGTTTCCCGATAGATTTCTTCCGCCTCCAGCTTCCCGCCGTTCCGCTGCTTTTCCTTCATGTAGGCTTTGGGTTCCGGCATATCTTCTCCGTTAAGGTCCGCTCCTTCCGGTAGGTCCATCACTTTCAGCGGCCGCTTCCCCGGATTGTCCGGCAGTTTGTCCAGCAGGGCCCTGGGTTTCCGCCCCTGGCCCACCCGCAATCCCCCTCGCATGGTTCCGTCTTTTGCTATTTTTCACACCCCCTTTTTCACCGGGTCAATACCCTTTTTGAAAACGCGTTTTTTTCGCGCGTGACCCCTCGCCCGTTCTGGGTTTGCGGGCTTTCAGAGATTTATACTCCCCCTGGGTATACGACTTTGTTTCAGATTTAACATTTTAAAATTCCACTTTTTTATGCCACCTGTCTCCCCGTTTGGCATGGATCCGGGCATGGCAGGCTTTGCATAAAGCGATCAGGTTGTTCCAGTCGTGGGTCCCGCCTTCCGCCAGGGGCTTCTTGTGGTGGACTTCTTCCGCCACCACGTACCGGCCATTCTTCAGACACAGCTCACAGAGAGGATGGCTGGCCACGTAAGCATCCCGGATCTTCTTCCACGATTTGCCGTACCGTTTCTTTGTTGCAGGACTTCGCTCGTACTTTTCGTACCGCTTGTCGATAATCTTCTGGTGCTTCTCACAGTACCGCCCGTCCGTCAGGTTCGGGCAGCCTGGGAAGGAACAGGGTCGTTTCGGTTTTCTAGGCACAGCTGCCACCTCCTTTCGGGCATGAAAAAAGCCTTGTAGGATTTTTACATCCCGCAAGGCTTGTCTTTATTCCCTTTTCTCGTGATTCTATCATACCACGAAGGGGCTGTTGAATTCTAGTGTTCTGTTACTGTATTTTCCTGCATTTTACTGCGCTCCTCCAAAATTTTTTCAACGGCCGCTACCCCATCACTGTGGACGGCGTAGATCCACCGGATCCCTTTGCCCATGCTCCGGGCAATGTCCTCCCAGGCATCGAAGTGGATGTACCGGTCCCGGAGGACCAGCCGCTGGGCTTCGTCTTCCACCCGGTCGATGACCTGGCCAATCTCATACTTCAGGTCCACCAGCCGGTCCACTTCCCGGTTGATCTCCTGCTCTCTCTCCCAGATCTTCTCGATGGTCCGGACGAAGGGGGCTTCCGTGGGCCGGTTGGGGTTGTGGCTTTCTTCCAGCCCGGCTGCGGAGATGCCCAGGCAAAGATGCCGGAGCTCGGCCACTTCCCGAAGATCGCTCTCTATTTTCTTATCCAGGTAGAATCCCTGTTGCAAGTACTCTTTTGCGTTCATGCTTTTCCCTCCAAATCCGCTTTGACGGCTTCGATGAGAGCCGCCTGGGAACTGTCTTTCTTTTCCAGGGCCTTCAGGATCCGTTCGTCCATGGTGCCTTTCGTCACAATGTGCTGGACGATCACCGTCCGGCTGGTTTGTCCCTGCCGCCAGAGCCGGGCCACCGTCTGCTGGTAGAGTTCCAAACTCCAGGTGAGTCCGAACCAGATCAGGATGGACCCGCCCTGCTGCAGGTTGAGGCCGTGCCCGGCAGAAGCCGGATGGATCAGGGCCACCGGGATCTTCCCGGCGTTCCAGTCGGCAAAGTCCCTGCTCTCCTTCAGTCCCTGGCTTCCATCCTCTGATAGATCCGTTCCCGGTCGTGCCGGAACCAGTAGGCCACAAGGACCGGCCGGCCATTGGCGCTTTCCACCAGGTCTTCCAGGGCATCAAGCTTTCGGTCATGGAGATGGATGGTCTTTCCGTCATCGGTGTAGATGGCTCCGTTGGCCATCTGGGTCAACTTCAGCGTAAGGGAGGCCGCATTGGCTGCCGTCACCTCGCCTCCCGGCAGTTCCAGCACGAGAGACTTTTTGAAGTCATTATACCGCTTCCGCTCCGAGTCCGAAAGATTAACCTCGGTTTTCACACGTACCAAATCCGGCATCTGCAAATAGTCTGTGGCCTTCATGGACACGGTGATGTCCGCGATCTTTTTGTAGATGGCGTCCTCTGCCCCCGGCAAGGGCTTGTAGGAAAACACCACCATCCCGTTCCGTTTGTCCGGCTGGAAGTAGGTATTCCGGTACTGGCTGATATATCTCCCCAGACGCTCTCCCATGTCCAGGAGCCGGAACTCCGCCCACAGGTCCATGAGCCCGTTACCGCTGGGTGTCCCCGTAAGGCCCACGATCCGTTTCACCTTGGGCCGCAGGGCCTTCATGGCTTTGAACCGCTGGGCCTGCTGGTTCTTGAAAGAAGACAGTTCATCCAGGACCACCATGTCGAAATCCAGCCGACAGTTCTTGCAAAGCCACACCAGGTTCTCCCGGTTCACGATGTAAAGGTCTGCTGGCTTCTGGAGAGCCCGCCGCCGTTCCGTCACGGACCCCACGACCACGCTGCAGGTGAGCTCCTTCAGGTGGTCCCATTTCCGGAGTTCTTCCGGCCAAGTATCTCTCGCTACTCTGAGGGGGGCCACGATCAAAACCCGGTGGACTTCAAAGGAGTCATACATCAAATCCCGAATAGCCGTCAAGGTCGTCACCGTCTTGCCGAACCTAAGCCCATATCCAGCAGGAGAGCCGTCACCGGGTGGGTCTTGATGTACTCGATGGCATAGGTCTGGTATGCATGGGGTATGAACTTCATTGGGCATCACCTCCTTCCGCGATGGTCTGCAGCAGCCCGGGGATATCTTCCAGGGCATCCAGGACGAACACCCGGAACCCCAGCTCCCGAAGCTTTTCGTGCCTTTTCACCTGCAGAACCCGTGGTTTCTTCCCCGGTGCCTTCACTTCCACAAAGGCCAGCTTCCCACCAGGAAGAAGGACCAGCCGGTCCGGCATGCCGAAAAAGGAAGGGGAAACGAACTTCACAGCCAGTCCGCCTTTCTTCCTCGTTTCCGTCACCAGCTTCAGTTCTACTTGTTTCTCATTTAAAAAGGACATCTGCTGCCTCCTTTGCCTTTGCCATCACTTCCGCATCCACCGGGGTTCTGGGTTCATGCTTCAGGTCTCCGTAAAACACATTCAGATAGTCATTGCTGACTTCCGGATGGTCATGGAACATGTTGTCTTCCGCCCGGGACCGCACTTCATCAATCTTTTGCAGGACCCGCATGAATTTGTCCGTATCCGTAGACAAAAGGACCTGAGACATGTGGATGGCAAGATTTCCACCCAATGTCCGGAACAGCCGCATTTCGGCTCCCACCAGTTTGTACAGTTCAATCGTCCGTTCTTTCTTGTTGATCATCGATTTTCCTCCTTCAGTATGGGAGTGACGGTGGTGATACTCTTCAACATACCCTCTCTATAGATCCTCTTTTAAAATCTTCTTTAGGACTTTCAGGTGAGAGTGTCACTACTGTCACTTTTCATAAGGTGCAGGTGGTGAAGGTCTCCAGCATACCTTTATATAGAACTCTTTTAAAAATTCTTCTTTAGGACTGTCAGTAGTAGACCTGCACCCACCTGCACCTTTTAGTCCAGAAAATCCTGTCCTTCTTTCAACCGCAGCCCGTGAACAACGATTCCTTTCTTCGTCTTGTGACGGAAGAACCCCGCCTTCTCCAGATTCCCATAGAAATCCGAAGTGCTTCTGGTGTATTCACCCGTCTGCATACAGACGATCCGGTACTGCTGGTACAAATCCCCCGACTTCTCCGTGAAGGAGGGATCCACGTCACAATGGGCGTCCAGGAATTGTCCCAGCCAATCGTTGTCCTCCCGGTATTTCTCTACCGCTTTCCGCACGGCTTCCGGTTCCTCAATCTTGAACTTCTTCCGGATGGCAGCTTCCGCGCCTTCAATGACCCACTTCAAAATGGCCGGCCCGGCTTGTTCGAACAGGTAGTCCGAATAGTTCTTGATGTCGTTTTTCCGGGTAATCCTGGCGTTGAAGGGAATGATAATCAGCCTCCGCCAGGTGCCGTCATCGTTGGCGGCCACTTTCGGCAGGTGGTTGGTGTAAAGGACCAGTGTGTGGGAGGGGACGAAATGGAAGGGAGTCTTGAACTTCTTCTCCGCTTCGATGGGGTCCACAGAACAGATCTGCTTCACCATCCCCGTATTGAGCCGCTGGCCTTCTTCCAGTTCGGAAGCGATGATCAGCCGCTTCCCTTTCAGTTCTGCAATTTCCGGTTTTACGTTTCGCCGGCAGTTCATGGTCATGGTCTCGGCGGAAATCTTGCCGGAATACAACCCCAGCACCCTGGCGATGGTGTTCCAGAAGGTGGATTTCCCGTTGGCCCCGCCGCCATAGGCGATAATCATCTGTTCGGCATAGACTCGGCCCACTGCGGCCATCCCCACGATCTGCTGCACGTACCGGATCAGCTCCTGGTCCTTGCAGAAGAACAGGTCCAGGCTTTCCTGCCACATGTTTCCTCTCTGGGTTCCGGGAGAGCAGGCGGTGACTTTGGTGATCATGTCATCCGGGTCATGGGGCCGTTTTCCATGCATCCCTTTGGAAAGGTCGTAGGTGGCTTCCGGGGTGTTCAAAAGTTCCGGATCATAGTCCAGCTCGGAAACATCCAGGGCCAGCATGGGGGTGGCGGCATTCTGGACATTGAGGATGTTCTTGTAGTTCCGGTTTCTCATGACGAATTTCTTGTAAGCATCCGCGCTGAGAAGGGCCGTCAGCAAATGGACTTTTTCCCCGGGAATCTGGTTGGCCAGGGTCTTGCTTCTGGACTTCACGTCTTCCCGGGAGATCCCGATGGCGGTCAGGTCATCTTCTGCCTGGCGGATCTTTTCTTCTGCGTCTGCCAGCTGGTCATCCATAAAGTCCTCGATGACGCCCAGAGGCTTATGTTCATCTTCATCCCAGTGATTACCCACGTAGGCGATGTACTTCGTAGCACTGGTGTACCGAAGGCGTCCCATACAGGTCCGAGCCAGGACTTTGGCTTCCCCGATATCCGAGAAGTCATCCGGCTGGAGAGACGGGTGGCCAACAGCTTTGTTGTATTCATCCGGGGGCACATACCCCTCGCTTTGCTGGATTTTGTTCCGGAAGAACTTCAGGGCACTTTTCCAGATGGTGTCCAGCTCTTTTTCCGGAAGCCGCGGTTCGCAATTCTCAGCCCGCTGCAGGTAGGCTTCGTAGGCTTTTTCCGTATCCCCATACCGCTTCAGCACCCGGCCGGCAAAGTGGGACATGGTGTTGTTCCGGTTGCCTTCCGGGATAGAACTCCCGGTATAGAAGGGAGGTTCCGTCTGGTCGGGTTCCAAAGGTCCCAGGCCGGCCAGAAAATCCGTGATGGTTTGCTTCCCTTCCTGCCATAAGATAGCTTCCGGCACCACTTCCGTGCCATACAGGAACCGGGCTGCATCCAGAGCCTGGGCGTCGAAGAAGGGAAACTCTTCCCGGATCCCCTGCTTCAGGGCCGTATAGGCTTTTTCGTCCTGCACTTCGGTGATG